ATTGCTCCGAAAAGCCAAGGATTGCTTAAAACAAATCCCACGTTTAAAGAACCCTGCTCTTGACCATATGCATAACCTTCAAGTTCTGTCTGATTTAATGTTGCTAAGTTAATTCTACTGTTATTTAATGTCCAAGTGGTGATTTTTTCCTGCATACCAAACCTTTTACCGTCTCCACCAGACGCTAATGAAGAATTTGCACCATAAGTATTGACTAAAACAGAACTTTGAACATCATCTTCAAAGTCATAATGGATGAATCCTCTAGCACCTGTTGCAATTACCATATATGAATCTCACCTACTTTGCTTATAAATATTCTGTCACTCATAATTCTGCCTATACTGTACTATTATCTGATGTTTGAACATATTCCTTAAATTATCACTCATGGATACTGTATTTTTAACTAGAACGTCTACAAATCCAGCCCTTCTTATGTTTACCTTCAATATCCTTAATATCTCTTCCACAGTCTGATCTACCTTTTCCTGCTCTCCATAAGACCTTACGTCTATTACCAGAGTCAATGTATGTAAGAAATCCTGACCATATAATCCAAAATATTCTACATTTTCCCTTCGTGGATACACAAGAACTATATCTCTCCTATCATCCATAAATCCTGTAGATTTCTCTTTCCATAATGCCTTGATAGTTGGTAGTTGTGTTCCTGCTGTCCAGCCATCCTTAATCATTACAATGCAGTCTTCTAATGCTTCGTAGGTTAGTGACATGACTATATTTTCCTATCTTATTATATATTAATTGCTGTAACTCTCTCCAGTAAAAGTTAGTTTACATCTGCATATAGAAGGCTTATTTCCATACTCATGTACTGTGTGAGCCAATTTCATATCTTGTCTTGGGTTACTTACAAGGTCAGAGAATTTATAGTCAAGCCACTCGTCTATTAAATCCTCGTCTGCTCCTGCGTGTACAGAACCAGTTGGATCTATCCAAAGTTCTAGAGTTCCTGATTCACCTTTGGCTTCACACGTAGGACATACTCTTTTATCTCCTGCTGTGATATATTCATAATAATATATGTTGTAAGGAGGCTCATCAACATCACCCTCATCCTCTTCAAAGTATTCATCAACAATTTCATCAGCAGTTTTATCTGTTTCTATCTCTATTTCATCATCTGTGACATCTGTTACCTCCTCCCCATCTTCTTCCATCTCTTCTACCTTGTTTTCTACAAATTGTGATCTTACACTAACAAGTTGTTTGAGTTTGCCTCCAAGGAAGCCAAGAAAACCCATTATGGTATTGGGAATGCTTCTCTACGATTTATTACACATGATTCAATGTCTTCTTTCCATTGCTCAATGATTTCACCCCAAGTTAATGTACTTCCACCAACTGGTAATCTATCCATTCTAAAACTTGTGGTTAATAGGTCTATTGCTACGAGTTTTATACAGGCATCTTCTATATCTTCTGGTACTGTGGCATCACCAAATCTATATGTAACCCTTATTCTGTTTTTTCTCATAATAGAGAATATGAAACCTCTTAAATATAATCTGCCATAAACTGGATCAAATTGATACCATTGAGAGTCTGTTAGAATATCATCATATTCGTTTGATTCTCCTTTCCAAACTTCTATCTTATCCCCAGCAGCGTTGCTAAGATCTCTTATGTTTCTATGTTGTAGGTAAATAGGAGTACCCCAGCCAAAAGTATAAAGTAGTGGTAAGTCGTGTATTTCATTTGTTATAGTCTTATTTCTTCCGAAAGTATGACCAATTCTTCGGTCTAATACCTCTTCTTTCCTATTGATTACTTTTTCAACTTGTGCCTTATTAGGAGTAGTAGTGCTACTAATGGGAACTCGCATAAAATCGGATACATCTTCCACAGTACAGTATGTGACAGCCATGAATAAAATATAATAGATTGATATTTAAGTTTTCTACTTAAAGACAACAGTTACTTCAGCACTACCATCACAGTCAGCGAATATACCATTCTCAAATCTTCGATTTATCTCTTGATAATTACCTTGTGCTGCTGTGAATATGGTACATTCAACAGGTGTCGCACTTGCATTAATACCATTTCTAAATTCAACCTTGTTGCTACCTGAGCCTACCTTTGTGACAAAAACTGCCACTAAAACCCCATGACCACCTTTAATCAGTGTATCAGAGTTGAAGGATACTACATTATGATTTAGTTCAACCATATCTTATACATATAATACCCTTATATAAACTTTAAGAAAAAAAAAGAGACTTTTTGGACTCTAGTAGCCTATAACTAGAAACTCGAATACTTTCGAATTTACTAACGCTGAGGAATTTGGTACTTCTGCTAAGATATTACCATTTCCTGAACCAGTGAAAGTTTTGATTTTTTCATTGGTTTTGTCGTATTGCACTACTAGCTTTGAATCCGTAAATGTAGGAATCACTGCAACTAGTGTAGATATTCTGCCCTCTTTGAGGTCAGCCGACACTCCGTTGGTCGCATAGTTATCAGAAGCACCGAAGGTGACTTTGATAGCATATACTCGCAGCTTTGAAACCAAAGCAGCTTGCCATGAGAGAGTTTTTCTCACGTTAGCGTTTGTCCAATCTGATGTACTGATTGTTAATGCCATTGATATTAGAAATATCTAAAGACTTATAAAGATTACTTCCACCAAGAGCCTAATAACTCAATTCCAGTAATGGTTTCTATTACTATAGAACCAAATAGGAATATGATTACCAAATCCCTCGCCTTTGCTAATTTCTCGTTATGATATAATTGTACCATACCCTGCATTAATTACCTTGTATTTAAGTTTAAAAAAAAAATATTGATATAAACTTTTTACAGTTTGATATCTCTAATTTTACCTTGAGACTTGAAGTGTCTACAGACAGTTTCTCCCATAGTCCTGAATACACCTTTCTCAACAAATGCGTTGTTGACAAATGGATATGCTGGACTTCTGCGAGTTGCTTCGTAGTACTCAGTAGGAATAGCGATTTGAATACCAATTCTTGGGTATCCGTATCCTTCTGCGTCAGATGTATCAAATGCAAACAATCTTCCTATTTCGGAAGCATCGCCTGAGTCACTTGGAGCATCTTTGCTTGGGATGAATGGGATTCCATAGATCGAGTCTACGTGAATTCCAACGCCTGTACCTCTAAAGGTCTGTATACCATTTACGTCTACCTGTACGAGTGCCTCACCATATGGGTTTGGAATACGGACAGATGGCATATATAGACCTTGGATCTCAGAGTAGACCTCATGAGAACCTAAGAATACGTTTGGATCTTTACCTGCTGCAATCCTAATCTTTCGTAAGAAAGCTCTTAGGGTGTCGTCAGTTAAAACTCCATTTGTACCTATTGTACCACTTGCACTTTCGACTGTACAGTCGAAATCTGAAGAGCTATCTCTGTCAATGGTTGCGTTGGCAGCCCAAGGATCATAAGAACCAGTTGTTGATGCACCTAATGCAGTTTCTTCTGCGTTTGATGAAACAATTCTGTCTAATGACTCAAAGTCTGTTGTTCCAGCGTTTGTACCAGATCCAGATATTCCCCCTTCTACGTCTGCTAAAAGCATTCTGTTAAGAAATTCTTTGTGCTGCACTGCCATGTATAATCGTAGTGAACCAAGTCCACCCCAAATATCATCCTTGCTGTGCGTAGCCAACCACTCCATTACTTCAGATGCTGAGAAAGGCAGTTGTGCTGTCTTTGGTCGAACATCAATTTCTTGTAGTGTTGGTTTTACTGTTTCAGCAATGTTACCACCTTCTGCAGTACCACCTAAAGCAGTGTTGCCTTGGTTAGTATTGAGAACTGGCTTTGCAGTAATAACCCTCCATCCAGATTTATCCCAAGGATATTTTGGAAGGATTCCGAAAGCGTTTGCTTCGAGGTTAAGTTGTGCCCATGCATATGCTCCATAGATTGCGTTGAAAACGCCTGCTGTGGAGGTTGTTGCTGGTGCGTCAGCTTTTCTTAAGAGATTTCGATTGTAGCCATAATACAGTGCCTCTAATTCATCGATAGTTTTTATCTGAACCATATCTACCACTGTCCTACCTCATCTGCTGATGGTTTGTAGTATTTTCCACTCAAGATTTCTCTTGCAACTTGTGACAGTCCTTCATAACCACCTGCTCTTGCATCTTTAAGAATAGGTGAAAAGTCCTGACCACCAGATTTCTCTAGTGTCTCAATTGCTGAGTTTGGTCTTGGTGTTTCTGTGGTGAATGTGTGTTCTGATTTCTGAACTAATGATGTCTTACCAATTGGTTTCTTCTGCATTGACAGTTTGCCTTCGTC